TAATGCCCCGGACGAGCCGGGAAAAGTGGTTGGAATCGAATAATTAAAATGTTTGCTATTGACATAAACACGATATTTTTGTATATATTAATTTTAGTAGTGAACACAATTTAAGTAGGATGGTAAGTTTGATTTTTTCATTTTTCTCTTCCTTCGTCGATAGCCCAAGTCGGTATGCAATTGAGTATACCGGTGAGGGCTATTTTTGTTTGTGCTGTAGCTAAATATCTGATATAGTTGACATTATTAATGAACTTTGAGACTCACAAAACAAAGAGTAGCAGGGGGAAAGAAAAAGAAACAATAAAATCTTTTTTAGGCAGAGGTGGTAAAATACAAATACTAAATAAAAAAATAGATTATATTGAGTCACAGGTGATAAGACCGAAGGGGAAAAGTAGTCCTGGTGCAACAAGTGGATGTTACAGCACTGGTAGAGTATACTGATGCTAATATTTAGGCACGAACCGGTTACAAAAACTGCAAAAGAATATGCAAGAGATAAACCGGATTGGGATCAAAAAAAATATGCTAAAGATCTAAAAGCAGCAAGGGAAAGAATAAAAGAATGTCAATCAAATCAAACCAGCGAATAGCTAACGATAAATACCGGGCAAATTTTGACCGGATTATATGGAATAGTATAGAAAAAGCAATAAGTTGCAAAGATTCAACAAAAAGTGAAAGTTTAGAACCACAGAGTATAGGCAAAAATAGCTTTCCAGAAGGTAAGGCATAGTGAGGTAAAAATGGCTAAAGTCGGGAGGCCAACGAAATATACAGAGGCACTACTTGAAAAGGCACGCCATTATGTTAAGAATTTCGAATTATTAGGGGACGTTATACCATCTCATATAGGTCTTGCATTAGCTTGTGGCATTAGGACATCGACTCTGTATGATTGGGCAGGGCACGAAGATAAGAAAGAATTTTCGGATATGTTAGACGAAATTTTACAGAAACAACATCAAATCTTAATCAATAGTGGGCTTACAGGGAAATTTAACTCTAACATAGTTAAGCTTGTTTTAACTAAACACGGATATAACGATAAGACTGAAATTAAAGCAACACATACCTTTGAAGATTTATTAAAGGAACTTGATTGAATAAAGACACTAAGAAAAAATTACAGCGTATAAAGGATGACTACCCACATTATGCTGAAAAGTGTTTAAAGATCCGTGTTAAGAAAGCTGTATTGATAGATGGCAGAAAAGAAAAAATCATTCCGTTCAAGTTAAATAAAGCACAAAAATACATTCACGGAAAGCTTGAAGAACAGAAGAAAGAATTTGGGTATGTCAGGGCTTTGCTTTTAAAGGGCCGCCAACAGGGATGTTCAACTTATGTTGAGGGTAGATACTTTCATAAAACAACTCAAAATTTCGGAGTAAAGACTTTTATACTCACGCATGAAGATAAAGCAACAGCGAATCTATTCAAAATGGCGAAAAGATACTATGATCACTGCCCAGAGGTCGTAAAACCACAAGTCGCACTATCTAATGCAAAAGAACTTACATTTGACAAGCTTGATTCTGCTTATGGTGTTGGTACGGCAGGGACTGGTAATGTTGGTCGATCAGATACAATAGATTATTTTCATGGTTCGGAGGTAGGCTTCTGGAAAAACACAGATTCAATTAAGACAGGCATACTTCAAGCAGCAGAGATGGCAGAAGAAATTATCCTTGAATCTACTGCTAACGGTTTTGATAAGATGTTTCAGCCCATGTGGATGGATGCATCAGCAGGGAGAGGCAAATATATTGCTATCTTTGTACCTTGGTACTGGCAAGAAGAATACCGGGAGAAAATACCTAAATATTTTACGCTTGATGAAGAAGAACAGAAATACTTCGATGCTTATAAAGATAATGGGCTTACTGACCTTGAACAGATGTTATGGCGCAGGAACAAAATTATAGAACTCAAAGACCCATTACTTTTCAAACAAGAATACCCGGCAACAGCGTCAGAAGCGTTCCAGGTCACAGGACATAACTCTTTTATACAACCGTCAGTAGTTTTATCTTGTCGTAAATCTAAAGGCTTAGAAAAACATGGCGATTATATTATAGGCTGTGACCCTGCCAGAGAAGGTGATGATCTAACGACATTTATTAGACGGCAAGGCCGTGTTGCTTGGGGTTTAGAAAAACATTCAAAGCTCGATGATATGGCAAAAGTTGGAATGGCAAGGAAAATACTTGATTCAGAACCAGTGACCATGATGAATATTGACCGTGGTGGTGGATCCGGTATGTATGACAGACTTAGAGAACTCGGATATGGTGAAAATGTTTCGCTTGTTAATTTTGGTTGGAAAGCGGTTAACGGCAAAGAATATAAAAACATGAGGGCTGAAATGTGGGGTGGTATGAAGTCTTGGCTTGAGTTAGAAGAAGGTGTGCAAATACCAGACTCTGATTATCTTCAAGCAGATTTAGTTGCACCTGGTTTCACATACACATCATTAACTCAGATATTGTTAGAGAAGAAAAGCGAGGTTAAGAAGAGAACAGGCAAGTCTCCTGATGGCGGTGATGGCCTGGCTTTAACTTTTGCACCTAAGCCATTTATTGATGGCATGGATTTATCATAAATTTAGTAAAAAACAGTGATTTTGTAAGTGGTTGTAATTATAACGTTAAAAAAATAAAAGGCTTAAATCTGCATAGGCTTAAGACTTTAATATGAAACCAGAAACAGAAGCAATTTTAAATCAATATTTGTTAGATCATGAGAATGATATAGTATGGGGAATCAACGATTTTGAAGAATTGTTTGATGTGTTTTTTGAGATTGTAGGGCGTGAACCTTCAATGGACGCATTAAAAAAAAGTCAAGATGCTAATATTAAAAGAATAAAAGAAAACAATGCCGAGATTTAAAAAAGAAATATACGGCAACCCTTTCACCAATGCTTTTGTTGCAGAGATGGAGGGAATTGAGGCTAATGTCCGTGATTATGCTTACCGGGATGCTAAGGACAATCTCTACTCTCACATTACAGGTGGTATAATACTTCCTACATTTTCTCACAAGGGGTATTTGCTAACAGTTGGCGTTAAATATGATGATACAATAACTTTTGACTGTATTGACGAGTTTGAAACTGATGATGCTTATGAGCTTGTCGCAAAGGCAAAAGAGATACAGAAAGAATACGGCGAAGGGATTATTACAAATTGGTGGGGTGATCCTTTACAACTAATGAGTATTGTTAACGAATTAAATATAGAAGATACAAAACAAGAACCGGTAAGAATATCTAGCCCGATTGACTATAACCAGACTGATAACTTTGAGATATACACAGCCAGAATTAAAGTTGCATTGAATAAAACACACAAAACTCTTTACCTGGGCGAAACCAATTTGGTTCGCAACTACATTATGTCGTTTATAGAAGAGAAAGGCGCAAAGCAAGATTCCAACCCGTCTATTTATGTGTTGGGGTCTGTTGTTCATACTCTTTTGATAATGCGACCGTGGGAGCAGGCAGTCGAAGTAACTGATTTAGTGCCAACTACTTTTGAAGATATAGCAAGATACGAACACGATCAAGCAATGAAGCATATACAAAATAATTTAGAAGGTGGGTTGATATAATGAGAATATTCAAATTTAGAGCGTGGAATGGGAAAAAATTGGGTTACTTTAAGTTATCAAACATTTGTGCAAATGGTGATTATATCTATACAGACAATGGCAATGAATTTGATAGTGATATGCCGATTATGCAATACACAGGATTGAAAGATAAGAACGGAAAAGAAATTTATGAAGGTGATATCTTAACGTATATAGACGATTTCCCATTCTTTTGTGAAGTTTTATGGGATAATGAAGGCGGCCAATATTATGTTAAGTTTGCAGACGATGGGGATACAGGTAGCCTATCTGGTTTTTTCGGTCGTGGGACTATCCAGTTTGAAATTGTCGGTAATATTTATGAAAACCAAGATATTCTAAAGGCAGGTTGATATGAACGAGTACATGATACAAATATTAATAATACTGTGTTTCTTAATTCTATTTTGGTCGCATTATGCAGCAATAAAAATAGGTTTTAAGATGGGTTCGCAGACTGATTTCAACAAAGTTCAATCGTCAGAAACAAAAATAACAGACGATATTGTTTATGACCCTGGGCCTTCTGACTTAGATAAGGAGGCTTTGGATTATGAATAAGCACATAGAATTATTAG